ACTATTAAGCAACTTAAATAAAAAAGGAACTCCTCTCTGTACAACAATGTAAAACATAAAGAAAACTTGTTCATTAATCAAGGCTAACTTGTTGATTGTTAGCTTTATTCCCTTGGCTACCACCACCACGCCCCTAGAGCACCCCCAGAACAGATGCTCTAATATGCTCATATCCCCCCTAAATAACTGACTATAAACAAAAAACAAGCTGTGTTGCCTGTTTGTCTAGTTATCGCTAAACCCGCCTGTTTTGTTCTTCATTGACTTATAGATCCTAAAATCAATTGTAGACTTCTTTTTGCTACGGCTAATACCAAGCTTCTTTCGCCTGTTGATATTGTAGTACAAACCTTTTTTCATTTAGTGCTTAGCCCTGTTTTTTGACTTTGACATAATCTTTAGATTGCGGAACGAGTTGTTCATAGGGTTACCATCGTGATGATCCACGTCTTTACCACGAAGTCTAGCTTTTCCGTACTTTCGGATCATAAGCCTTCGTGCCATATTACGCCTAGCTCTACGTTTGATCTGGGCAGATGTTCCCTGGTACTCTCGGTATTCCTTAGCGTAGTCTCTCATTTAATTACCTTAATAATTAACTCCAATATTAGAATTTACTGCAAAATCATTTGCTCTAAATCTAAATTGCCCTTTTCGTTTAGTTTCTGGTAGTTCTTGTTGTGGTTGGCTAGATAACCCATTTGGTTGATAAGTTCCATTCGGAGTGGCTGAAGTATTAATAGAAAACATTGTATATGGGTTAAGTGGAGGTAAAGGCTGGGGCACAGGTGAAGCTACAATTTGAGGGCTGGGTGGATTCTGACTAACGAAAAGCCGAGATGTAAATAAATGCCTAGATGAACGTGGAATACTTTGAAGTTTTCCCGCAAGTAAAGGAGGTCTGGCCATAAACTTATATGTTCAGACCAGTATCAGAACCACTCATTGTGGAATCGCCAATCCTAAGACTTCCTTGGTTAAAGCTGAATCTATTTGTAGTTGCTCTGGGCATTGAGGCGGGTTGTACTTGTTGTTGCTGTCCATCACTATAGGGCATCTGTGAGTTTCCTGAACTTTGAGAAGCAGGAGAAGATTGAGTTTCTGGTTTTTCCCATTTAGTCAAACCAAAAAGCCCTGGGCCTTTGTTTATATACCCCTCTTTTGCATAATCTCTTGGAGTGTATCCGTTAGGATTGTATTTTATTCCTGGCATACACATAAACTTACCCTGCCCTTTCAAATGGCAAAGCTTCTGCTTGTTTCACATTAACACCCTTAATCTCAAGGGGCTTGCCTTGGTCTTGAAAAGGAAGGGCTAGGGCTAGGTTAAACATAGGTGAACTCTTTTCTGGCATAGCATCTATTCCGTTATCTTTCAAGAATTGTCTTGCGACATTAAGATCGGCTGGCGTTGCTTCCCCATTATTAATGCGATCTAGCAGGGTATCGGCTACTAGTTCGTGCAAGTCTTCTAGCTTTTTCTTTAGTTCAATTTTCACGTTATGGACCAAAAATTTTACTTTTTATTGTTTCCCAAAGCGTAGTAAAGGCAAAGGTGATAGCGGTAACAATCCCTAGCCCCTTCATATAGTTACCCTCGATAACACGAAGTCGTGTGTCGTGCTTTTCAAACGTAATCTTAAATTCTTTTTGATTTGTTAAAACCTCTGAAAGCATACCTTCCATTTTTCCTAAACTTCTATGTAACTCACTACTCATCGCACATTCTGCAATTCACTCAATACTTCTTGAGCTTCAAGCACCTTTCCTTGTCTTCTAGCCATTACTAGTTTATCCCGAAGAACCCTATGGCCGTATAGTTCTGGGTATTCCTTTAACATCTTTTCTTTAGCTGTAGCCCGATATTTACCAATAACTTTCTTTAGCTCATTGACTCTTGGACTATCCAATCCTTCAACTTGCTCGGCGGGTAGGGCTAGGTACTGAGGAGAAGTAACAAGCTTGTTCAGGGCTTGGCGAAGGTCTTTGTTGCCCAGCTTAACCTGGCCTGTTAGCTCGATATACCTGTCGTAAGCGGTCTGGCCTTGCCCATTCCTATACTTGCTTAGGTCTACTCCACCGCTTTCTACAACTGGAGGCATACTGAAAGAGTATCTCAAATCAGCTAATTCATCCATAACCCTGTCCTTTTTCTGCTCACTATAAAACAATGGGCTAATAAAGTCTGGTCCAATAGCTTCTTGCCGTTTGATAGGTTCACCAAGGATGTTCCGTTTAGGTTCAAGCTTGTCGCTCAGCCCAGGAATCCTTTTTGTGAACATATCTAAGAACGTCCTTGCTTCTCGCATTAGAGGATCACCAGAAGGCACAACCTGAGAAACAAGACTAGGAACAACGAGAGAGCCAAGCCTTGTGCTTATAAATTGAGACATCTTTCTGTCGGGTTGGTTAACTGCGTCCATTATCTGCTCAATACCAGTAAGGTAGCTTTTGCTTGTGATGTTCTTGCTTAGTGCTGTCCCAATTGCAGAACCCATAAAGTTAATCCAATCCTTACTTCCTACTTTATCTTCGTTAATTTTATCCGAAAAGTCGGCTACAACTCCAAGGAATGTAGCCAACGGATCAAAGCGTTGGTAAGACACATACTGATACTTGTCACTGCCTGGCATCTTAAATCTAAGGCTATATGGTTGCCATCCTGTTGCCTGTTTTAGGATACGTTCTTTTTCATCTGATGGTCCTTGGCCTGTAATGCTTCCACTACTCCAAAGTCCAACTGCCGTTGTCATAACAGAAATACCCATAGCTACTTTTCCTTCTGCTTGTGCCCTTACAAAAGGATCTGAACTATAAAGTTCTTTTGTTATTTGTAGTCTTGCTTTTGTTAGTTCAGGAGCAAGCTTTTCTAGGGGCGTATTATTAAACCCTCTTAATGTGCCCTCTGCATAGCCGATAGCCCCAAAAGCACGTTGACTAAAAAACTTAATAATTCTTGTGGGCGTTGTTACAAAAGGAATAACAAGTCTTAGCGATGGATGTTCTCTTACTCCATTTTCAATCCACCTTTGAATTGTTTTATCTTCGCCACGCTTTGTGAATGTAACTTCTTCTGCCCATCCGTAAGCATATTGAGCTAGGTTAGACTTATTCTCGTCATAGTTTTTAGCAACGTAATCTGTAATATATTCTTCTAATTCAACTCCATTCTTTCCAGCCCTAGCTCCTTCAAGAGCACCACGCATTCTTACGTTCTTAAGTGAATATAGTCCACCACCTTTGAGAACTAAGTCATTAATCTTTTTGTCTGTATTTTGAGCGACCCATTCATCTACTTGTTCGGGCTGAATCTTGCCTTCACTAGCAAGCTTCCATCCTTCATCGTAAGATTCAGCAAGTGCCCTGCTCTTGGCTACAGATCTAAAGTTAAGATGTTTAGTAAATTCGTCCATCCAAAGAAGGGCTTTAGAAGGCATACGAATAGCATTGCCAACCATTGTAGTTGCGTCTGTTACAATATACTTAGCTAATCCTTTGATTAGAGGCGAAGCGTTTGGATGTTTTGCTTCAATTTCGTCAAGTTTGGCTTGAAAATTTTCTTTAGTAATAATAGAGTCGTACTGCTCAACTGCTGTTCTACCCTGAACAAGAGCACTTTCACCTGTCTTAAAAGCATTGTTAGCAGAGATAAAGGCTTCTTTTGCAGAATCCATCATAGTTCCATATTGACTTAAAAACGCATTTCTAGTTGTTTTAAAAATTGGGTTTCCTGTCTTCATAAACGCAATCTGAGAACCCAAAGCAGATTCCATAGGTTTCCAAGCAGTAGAAATCAAATTACCAATTGCATTAACAGCAAATGTTTTTGGACCGCTAAGAAGTGCATTGATCCACCACTCATTGTGAAGCTTCATCCAAAACTTATCTGGAGCAAGGTTAACAATGCCATCTGCTCCGTGTTTATTATAAATCGTTGCAAACCTTCTGATGGCTTCTTCAAAGTTTTCACGCCCAACAACTGCATCTCCGTTACCAATAGACTCAGCTAGTGCGGTTTCATATTGCCCCATCTTTGCTGGCTCAGAAGCCCACTTCTTGCTGATGTTCATAAACTCTTCTGCCATCTTAGCGTCAAAAGCCGTATTCTTAGCCATTGCAAGACCACGCCCAAGATTGCTACGAAGTTGTTTCTCGCCAAACAGAATAGACTGAATGTTAGGCATCAATTCGTTTAAGCGAATAAACCCTTCTCTGTAAGCTAGCGAAGCTGTTGCATCCCCAGGGTTTGCCGAAACAGCTTCTTTAGCAGAAATAGTTTTGTTAACAATTTCCCCAACCTGGTTAAGAACATCCATTCTTGCAAACTTGAATCCCATAACCTTGCCAGCAAAGTCTTCTGAATTCTTGGCACTGATTGTGAGATCTTTAATGTAGTCTTCCCCTCCAAGCCGTTTAATCTGCTCGATCTCTTTAGCAACTACTTCAGGTTTTGTTACAACCTTTTTAGCAATAAGTTCGTTAGCAAATTCATTTACTAGTGCTGTAGTTGCCTTGTAAGTGCTTGCTGGTCCTGAATTAAGAAAGATGTTTACAATAGGTCTTCCAGCATCACCACTAACTGCTTCACGAATCTTCTCAATAGAAGTCATATCTAGCCCTTCTGGGCTATTTGCCATATCTACAATTCTTCCTGTTTTAGGGAGATTACCAAGGAACGTAGAGGCTTCTAGCTGAGACTTATCGTTAAATACGCCACCACTTGAGGGTGCAGAACTAACAGAGGCAGTTCCTTTTGGGACTCCTAGTTCTTCAGCGGTCATTAGGGCATTCCCACGCCCATCAGTTCCAGGCATATCGTAAAGGCGATCCTCCCTTGCGTTTATTCTATCTGTTTCTTCTTTTCCAATAAATGCTGGTTCATCTACTTCTCCAAATTCTTGTTTAAGCTTTACATCTACATCATCTCCAGCTTTAGCAAGAAGGCTTTCAGCTAGGGTCGAATCCCCTGCTTCTACAGCCCTTTTAGCACCTCTAAGTGCTTTTACTCCGCTAATAAGACCATCAACAACACCACCAGCAAGCAGACCCTCTACGGCATTCTTTAGCCTTCCTTCAAAGATTGAATCTTCCTGGTCAGAAGCCAAGTATTCAGTAATTGGATTCTGTAATTCAGGAACGGATTCGATAAGGTTAGATAGACGCTCTTGGTGCTCATCAAAAACAGAGAAGTCAGCTACAGCACCCGCAATTGCTCCTTTTGCTACATTAGACTTAGCAATGTAATTACCAACCTTACCAAGCTTAGCTAGTTTGCCTAGCTTAGAAGCCCTTCCTAGCCATCCAAATACAGGGGTAAATCCAACAAGAAAGTCTGTTGCATTCTCTACAACACTCCCTGCCATAGTGCGAGAAGGTCCAAGGCGATTGATTGTGCCTTCTGGTACGTTCCCAAAAGTAACTAAATCAGCTACGCTCTCAGTAGCATTAAGGACTCCACGGATTGGGGCTAGAGCTAAGTCAGCAATAAGAGAAGGCTCATCGGCAGTAGCGTCAACAGGGGGTTGCATTGCAGGTTGACCAGGCATAGCTGGATCAATAGCCATCTGGTTAGGATCAACTGGAATTGAAGAAGGCATTGCAAACGGAACATTTTGGTCTGCCAAACTTTGCTGTACTTCGTCTACGCTATTAAATCTCATCGGTAAATTCCTAGCAGATAAAGTTGCTGTTGAACATAAGAATCCTGTTCATCATCTGAGTTTAGTTCAAGCCTTTTAAAGATCCCGCCTAGAGCATTATCTTTGTTCCCCGCCTGGTATTCTTTAATTAATTGATCCATTTGACTACGAGATTCAAAGTGAGTCGAGAATGCCTTTACTCGCTCTCCAAAAGAATTTGCTTGGTCTACTGAATTTTTACCTGGTCCACCAGCAACGTTAAATGGAATAGGAAGCCCCTCTTCTGTCTTGCCTTTTGCTATTTCATTGGGTGAGAACCCACCAATAATTTTTAAATCCCAATATTGATCCTTTTTCTTAGAGAGTTCCTCATCCTTGTATTTAATCGTTTTTAATTGTGGTGCAACAAAACCAAAGCCTCCCCCATCCATAAGCATTGCACTTTCTGGGACATCTACCTTTCCTTCAATAATGTCTTTAGCCAAAAGAGGAAGAATTTTGTTAATCTGTCCATAAATCTTTGAATCCTGTTCTTTAATGCTGGCAATAGCCATACGATCTTGCTGAGTAATACCAGGAGAGTTTTCGTCAAGACCTGCATCACGAAGAATAAGCCTACGCTTTGCGTTAGCCCGATACCTGTTGTTTAGAACTGATGGGCTTTCAAATGCCTGTCCGTTGTAGCTTTCTTTCTCCTTAAATAACTCTCCAATAAATCCTTCTGGAATGTTAATTTGATCTGACCTCAGACTTGCTTCAGCACTTTTAGATTTCTCAATTGAATTAGATAGCTTTTCATACTTACTTTGAGCATCTTTAAAAACCTCAGTCTGTGCTTCTACTGCAACCTTCTGGATGTTTCCTTGAATAATCTCAGCATCTGACTTATTTGGGCTAGTCTTTCGTTCTTCTTCAATAATAACACGAAGCTTGTCTTGAATCTTCTGGTTAATTACAGGTCGGCTTGCTGTTGATAGTAAGGTTTGGCCAACAAGTTCGCTTCCTTTATTTCCATCTAGCTGA